TTGTATACAAACCCATTAAATGCTAAATCTAATAATACAGTTGGTCTAGTTTCACTTGGTTCTTCACCTTCAGCATTTGCTCTAAAAACTTTAGATTCTCCGTGTTTAGGTTCAGTATAGGATTTACCATTATATTTCCAAGACACAGTTTTACCTTTTACTTTAATATTTTCTGCATGAAAAGAACATGCTTTAGCACCATTACCTGTATCTAATTTTGCTCGTATTTTACCAAAACCCTCAATCTCCATAGTTTCTAACCAACCTGCTTCTACTAGTGATTGTCTATCCCAATGTTTTCTATCTAATATCCATTTTATAACATTATCTGTTAACTTATCACCCTTAATAGAACCACTATTTTTAGCATCAGAAAATGGGTCTTCGTATGAATAACTTTCATATTCTGCACCTGTACCAGGTGAACCATTTACTTCTAGTATATATGGTTTATTTTTATGAATGATATGGTCAACACCACAAAGATATGCTTTTGATGCCCTACTTGCTCGTAATATTAAATCAATCTCTTCATCTGATAACTTATATGGTTTTGCAGTTGCACCTCTATGTGTGTTTGTTCTGAAATCATCACTACCTTGTACACGTTCTGTACTTGCAAATATTTTATTATCTACTACAAATGTTCGTATATCAGAATCACTTGGCATATATTCTTGTAATAATAATTCTGCACCGTGTTTCCATAATGCTTGAATTGTAGAAACAAGTCCATCATAACTGTCAACTTTAACAACACCAATACCTTGTGTACCTGTAAGTGTTTTTACTATAACAGGAAACTTTTTAATACCACCTATCATTTCTAAAGCATCATCTATATTTTTTTCATTTGATATAAATGCAGTTTTAGGTGTTGGTATATTAAACTTTTCAAATAGTAATGCTGAAGTAAGTTTGTTATTACAAGTTAACATTGCAGTTCTTGTATTACACATAAAAGAACCAGAGTTTTGAAAAGCAGATATGATAGATAATCCTGCTTCATCTTCTACTGCACCTGCTCTTGTAATACAAACAGTATCTTTACCTATAAATGTATGCTCACTATCTTCACCATCAAAATTATAAACAGTTAAAGTATTTTTTTCTTCGTCTTTACCTGTAATAATAGCATGTCTAGTTTCTATAACAATACATTTTACATTCAACTTTTCACAAGATTTTGCAATATAATCTACAGTAAGTTCTTTATCTTCTTTACCACCAACTTTTCTTTTTTTAATATTGGGGTTAGTTTTTGTAATTACTGCAATAGTAATAGGTTTAGTATTTCTTGCTAGTGTTTGCTCACTTAAAAAATCTTTGAACTTTGGTATGTGCATTATTCACCATTACCTTGACTTTTTCCTATATTATATTTAGCAGATAAGTTCCAATCAGTTTTTTCTTTGAAGTGTAATATCTTGATTTGACTTAACGGCGCCCTTTGATTTACAACTTTATTGGTATCTAATATTTCTATAAGTTCCCAATCAGCAAGTAATGTTGCTATTGTATTTCTTCTTTCAATATCATTCTTAACTAAACTTGCTGGTTTACCATCAAGTGCAAATAGTTCTTTGAAATGTGTTATAAAATATCTACCTTGTTTATGTAGAATATGACAAGATTGATATAGTGTTCTGTCTTTTCGACTTGCAACACCTATTCTTGTTAATGTTTCTCTTATCTTTAGGAAATCGTCTGGTTGTTTGATTGTTACTTCTAACATATCGTTAGGTGTCCAGTTCACCTGTTCACTTCTTAATTCACTCATTTTTTCCCACCTTTATCTAATCTTTTCTTAATAGTTTCAATTTGTTCTTTAGATAATATATTCAGAGCAGTCTTTGCCTTTTCATTACTATAACCATAATACTCTTTAATATAATCTAAGTTTTTCAATTGATTTGATTTTAACCACTTACCACCAAATCGTTTCTTCTTTCTGATACTATTTATGAAAAAATTAAATTGTAGTTTCTTAGGTAAAAAATGAAACCCATTCATCTCATTTGATTGCATTAGGGTATCATAATGCATAGATAGACACTTATTAATTATAAAAGGTGGATACTTTTTTTCCCAATCTGTGTCATCAGAATCTAGTAAATTCTTTTTTGATAAATTAATAGCATTGAGATAATCTTTCAATTCATACATTTAATATTTACTCTTTAAATTCTTGCCTTGTTCATTTAATTTTTTCACATCAATATTAAGATGTTCTGCTATCTTTTGTTTAGTATCTCTTCTAATAGACTGTATAAAGTCCTTTGCTCTATTAGAAACTTCATAAGTTTTACCTTCAATTGTAAACCTTCTAGGTTTTTCTCCATTCTTAGTACCTGCTTTGCCCATAAAAGCAACATATTGTTCAGGAAATATATCACATCTTTTTCTATGAGATGTTAAGTTCTCTTCACCCCATAAAGTTTGTATTGTGCCCGTTCTTTTTGTTTGTTTCTTTGATAAATTTGCTCTCTCTAAAGTTCTTTGAGTGATATATTGAGGAATTAATTCTATTATTTTTTTATCATAAAAAGATTTTTTGATTTTATATTTTTCAAAATAGTTAAATGCCCTTTTCTCTTCATCAAAGATTTCTTTTTCGTCTGTTACAATAACACCTATGAGTTTAAAGTTTAAATTTGAACCTTCGTGTGTGCTACGTCTATAGTCTATATCTTTAGCACAACCTATTCTTACATAAATTTCAGCACTTCCAAAATAAACACCACTTTTTTTCATAATATATACCTTATTTGAATTTACAATTTGCCATCATCTCAGTAAGACAAGCAACCATATTAATTTCTTGGTCTGCAACAAATGCCGACTTATACTGATAACCAGCAAGTATTAATATTGCTTGAGGTATTGATTTAGCATCTAAACTCTTTTCTAGATTATCATAGATACTTCTAAACAATTGTGTGGGTTCTTTGTCAATATTTGTAACAACCCACTTTCTCATATCATTATACCTTTTCTCTTTTATAGATAATATTAGTTGCTTAATATTAACTTCAGATAAATTGTAAAGTATACCACTGTCAATTTTACCTCTAACAGAATATCTTTGCAATTCATTTATAGTTCTTCTAAAATCAGGAAAGTATTTCATTATTAATTCTGATAATACTTTATTATCAAAATCTATATCTTCACCTTTTAAGATAATAGATAATCTTTTCATAAATTCAACTGCAAGTATTTTCTTTTGCCCATTTACAATTTTAAAATCTACTACTGTACAACGACTGTGTAAAGCAGGTAGTATTTTGTTTTTGTAATTACAAGTAAAAATAAATCTACAATTTTTATGATATGTTTCAATAAAGTTTCTTAATGCTGGTTGCACTGATTCTGGATTCATATAATCTGCTTCATCTATAATAACAATCTTATGATTGCTATCACTATTTAATGATACAGTTGATGCAAAGTCTTTTATCTTATTTCTTAATACATCAATTTGTCTGCCCTCATCAGAACCATTTATGATTATGTAATCACATTTTAATTCTTCACACAATGCTCTTGCTACTGTAGTTTTACCAGTACCAGCACTACCAGATAATAGTAAGTTTGGTATCTCACCTTTTTTAGAAAACTTTGAAAACGTATCTGCTAAATCTTTTGTTAGTATGCAGTCCTGTATTGTTTTAGGTCGATACTTTTCGACCCATAAAAATTCTTCCATAATATAAACCTCAAATTAATTAAAAATACTATCATTTTCTACTGCAATCCAATATTGTATTTGTCTAGTTCTACCAATAAAGTGTGCTAAACCTTTTTGTGAGATTGCTACATCATAGTCATCTTCTATTTGTTTAAAGTTTTCCATTCTAAAATATACAGTAAAGTTTTTATCTGTATCACCTAACTTTATAGAAAATTGATTAGATGATGCATTCTTTTTATCAGATGCAATTATAGTCATTTTACCTTCAGCACCTTTTAATGCTATGTCAGGTAATGCTAAAGAGTTAGCACCTTTCATTAATTTTTCGAACTTCTCTTTTATTAATTGAAAAGTAACATATCTATCTGGTAATTCTATTGTTTTAGATGGTGTTACTAATACTGATTCAGGTGAAAAGAAATATTTAATTGATTGTTTATTTTTTTCATCATTAACAGTAACATA